ATTGTTCTGAAGTTTGTACCAAACATCATGTCATAACGTACAGCATCCATAACTAATAGAACATCACGCTCACACTTTTCTACGTTATAGTTAAAGCACTCATATACAGTACCAGTACCACTACCGTTAGCTGTAGCTGTAAACACTGTGTCTTCTTCACCGTCTGGACTACCAATGGTTGTCCATGGTGTATCACCACCTGACACAATCTTATAACGCTTACCAGCTGTTATGCTTGTAGCATTAACAACTGTATCACTAGTGAACCATAGTGTCCATGCACCTACTGGTGTAATTGTAACACTAGCTGATCCAGCTGGTAATAGAGGTCCAGAATCTAAAGTTTCTGGTGTTCTAGCACCCACTGTGTCATTTGGATTAGCCATTCTTTGTTGTGACTTGACCCACTCAGTTAGTTTAGCACCTAAGTTAAATCTTGGCAAATAACCTGTACTTGCTGGATCACTGGTCTTGTATAACTCAATTAAGTCATTTGGAGTTTTTAGACTTAAATCAACCCAACCAATACTTGGAGCTACATTTGCTGGAGTCGGTGATCTGTAAGCACCTACGTTATTAATCAAGTTTCTTACAACATATGCTAAATTCTTAGCAGTTTGAGCACCAGCAACACTGCCAGCATCACCTTGAACTTGAGGAATAACTACTTGTAATTGACTTACATCCTTACCTTGTGCTACTAATTCTACTAGGTCTTTTAAGTATGTGTAAGCAGCAATTGTAGCAGCAACATCATCACCACTAATTGTTGGTGTTGTTGGACCATCATTCTCTGATAGATCTGTTGCACGACTGCCTCTGTAATAAGCACCACCAGCAATAATACTTTCCATATTACCACCGTAGGTCATATCATAGTATAACGCATCTAAAATCAAGTCTAGATCTCTTAGACACTTGCTTTCGTTAAATGCTAGGGTATTAAATGTAGCATCTGTTCTTAATTTCTTCAATACTTCAATCTTTAAGAACTCTCTGTTACTTTCAAGTAAGTTTCTAGCATAACCATATGTAGCCAAACGACTTACATTATAGCCTGTTGGGCTTGGTAACACATATGTTGGGATAGCTTTTAGACCTTTATCCACAATACGAATTAATAGATCCATTCTATCACTTACACGTTCTACTGCTGTAGCATTTGTATTAACTAGATCAACTAATTTTTCTTTTAGTAATCTAAATGCTTCTAAAGTAGCTGTTTTCTGTTCTCCAATAGCTAGAGCAGCTTGAGCACGATAGTAAGCACGAGCAGCAGTAATTGTACGGAAATTACTGTCAAACATCATATCAAAACGTACTGCGTCAATTATACTGACAATATCCTCCTCACAGTCTGCAACTCTGTAGTTTAACTCTGGGAAACGATCACTGATATAAGTTGTAATGCTTTGTTTTACAGTGGTCTTGTTTGTATCTAAATCATCACTTAGATCAACTAGATCAGCATCAACCCAATCAGTATCAGCTTCAGTCTCAGTTGGATCAGTTACAGTGTTATCAATGTAAGCAATTATGTTTTGAATTCTAGCAGCAGCAAATGCACCTGCGCCAGCATTACCTGCTTGACCACTCTTGTTTTGCTCTGGAATAGCACTGTTTAGTAGATCAGTAAACGCATCTTTAACTAGTTCAAATGTAGCAATACTACCATCTTTCTGAGTTGTTAGTACTGTATTTGCTACTACACGATAATAAGCATTACCTGCTAGTTGACTGCGATAATTGCTGCCAAATAGTAAGTCATACTTGACTGCATCAACTACTGCGTCAATATCTTCTTCACAGTTAGTTTTTGTACCACCAGTATAATTAATATCTGGGAACTTGGTTGTTAGCAGTGTATTAACCTTAGCCTTAACAGCGTTTTTCCATGCTGTTGTGAATAATGCTGTTACATCTGTTAGATCAGTACTTACCCAACTTGTATCTGGAAGAACTACTGCTGGAATAGCATTGCCGTTAATTTTCTCAACAATAATGTCATCAATTAGTGCTCTCGCTGCTGTAGCAGCCGCATTTGAACCAGCTGTACTAATAATTTGTACAACACGATTCTGTTCTACACTAACTGAATCAACTCTCTGTGCTAAAATAACACTTTCTAGTACGCTAGCCATGTAAGTAAAGCCATTAGCTGTAGCTGTTACTTCACCTGCTCCTAATGTTGAGCTTGCTGTATAATATGCTTCAGCTGCTAGAGTTGTAGCACTTGTACCACCGTATGTTAAATCATAAATTACTGCGTCTAAGATTAAATCAATATCTCTTTCACATGTAGTTTTGTTATAAGATGGTGGAGTTGGTTGATTATCAATATAAGCAATTGTTTCTGCTCTGATGAAATCTCTATTAGCAACTACTAAATTACGAGCATCTTGATAACCTGCTACACTAGCATTATCAGTGCCACCTGTTGGTATAGGCATTGTGAATGGTCTTGCTGGAGTGAATCCTTGGCCATCACGTAGAATCTTAATAACAAGATCCATGCTTGCTTCTACTCTTGCCTTGGCCACAAACTTGCTGCTGCTTACGCTTACGTCTTTTAGCTGTACTACTTGTGCTAGTACGTCTTTCATACGCTCATAAGCTGCTACTGTTTGAATAATTTGCTTTGGGATTGTACTCTTTGGAGTAACAGCACCGTCAAAATAAGCAATAGCTGCCTGTGTTGTATCTACGTTACCACCATATAATAAGTCATAGCATAGAGCATCAATTAGGAAGCCTACATCACGAGCACACTTATCTTTGTTATAAGCAAAGTTTAAGTCTACAAAGTCTGTAACTTGATTCTTTAATCTTGTAACATTTGTAGCATCTGCTAGTTTGTTAAAGAATACTTTTAGATTTACATCTGCCCAATCTGTATCTGGTGTTACTAGAGCAGCGTCAATATCAAAACCGCTGACATAAGCACCTTCGTCATCAAATACTGTTGGACTATCCACATAATCCTCAATGATACCAATTAGAGCACTGGCTACTGTTCCATCTGTAGCTGGTGGTGTAGTTACTGGTTGGCCTGTGGCTGTACCTAGTGCTACCTGTTCTATCAATGTACCTAGTTGAGCATAAGCGGCAACTGTTAGAGCTTGCTCATCACTGCCTAAAGCAAGATTAACACCACTTGTACCACCATAATAAGCACGAGCAGCAACAATAGTTTCCATATTGCCGCCGTAGGTCAAGTCATAACGTACGGCATCTAAGATATATTCTACATCTCTACGACATGCTGTTTCATTATAAGTAACACCCTCAAAATCCCCACTTGGAGCAATCTCACCATTGATCCAACTAATGATTTCATCTTCAATCCAATCACGATTGGCTTCAATAATATCACGGGCTAATAGTCTATCTGTTTCTGTAGCATCTAAATCTGTTGGATCTGTAATGATTAGCTTATTGCCCATTGGCTCAGCTGCTAGACCATTCTCAAGGATCTTAAGTACTAGATCCATACCACGACTTACACGCTGTGTAGCTAGACTTTCTGCTGGGGTTGGATTGTCTGCATCTACTGGTTTAACTAGATCCAATAACTTTTCTTTCAAGTATTGGAAGCTGGCTAATGTTGCTGACTTTTGATCCTTAACAACTACGCTAGCCATAGCACGATAGTAGCTGCGACCAGCAATCATACTACGGAAGTTGCTGTTGAATAGCATGTCATAATTAATAGCTTCAATTACGTAGCCTACATCACGACGGCATTTAGCTCTATCGTAACCAAATAGTACATAATTTTCATCTACATAATTTGTAACAGCTTCTTGAGTTTCTTCTCTCTTGGCCTGTAGTGCGTTGTGAGCATCCAAGCTCTTTGGATCAACCCAACTTAGGTCTGGGTAGCTGGCCTGTGTAGCTACGTTAGCTTCTAGTGTTGAGTCATCACGTAGTACATTGATAATAAAGTCAATGCCTAGGCTCATTTCACGAGCAGCATTTGCGCTTCCGTCACTGCCATTTGGACTGCGTGTTTGAGTTGTTGTATTACCAACAGCTGGTGCCCAAATACCATCTTCAGCTACTACTTTTACAACTACTCTTAGATATTCATATGCTCTAATTGTAGCAGTAATTTCGTCTGCTTGATTGCCTAACTGACTGACAGCACCAACAAAGTAACTTTCTGCTGCTACTCTTGATTCTAATGTACCGCCATAAGTTGTGTCATAATAAACAGCATCTAAGATCAATCCTAGATCACGACGGCATTTATCAAAATCAAAACCAGCTGGGAATGTATAAGCACCTGATCTTACAACTTCAAATCTCATTGAACTTGTTCTACCAGTAGTACCACCTGTTGTTTCAAGAGCTGTGCCATCAAGATTTACCAGTGTAAACTTAAGGTCGTTACCACTATTTGTAACAACACTGACCTTATATGTACTTGGGCTAGCATAACCACCAATACTACTTGTACCAAATGTTGATCCACTAATTCTTACTAGATCACCTACATCTAATTCAGTACCAGCTGTCCATGCTGCTGTAGCGTTGCTCATTATAAATCTACCATCTGTAAAGAATGCTTGTACACCATTTACTGGAGAACCATCCTTTTCAAAGAATACATCACCTGGTAGTCTTTCTAGTCCTGGTGTATTGATATAAGCAAGAACATCATCAATGATAAAGTCTCTGTTCTTTTCTACTAGGTCACGAGCACGTTTAAACTCAACGCTACGACCTTTCTCTGGGAAAGGAATAATATACTTAGGTACTGCGCTTTCACCTTTGTCTAGAATCTCAAGGATAATATCCATGCTGCGTTGTACACTATTGACTGCTAGGTTATTATTTTTAACAATAGCAACTAGCAATTTCTTAAGATGTGTAAATGCACCTAGTGTGGCTAATTTTTGATTTCCTGTAACCTTAGCAGCATTTGCTCTTAGATAAGCACGACCTGCTGTAATACTACGGAAGTTACTTAGGAACATCAGGTCATAACCAACAGCATCAATAATTAGACCTGTGTCACGACTACATTTTTCTCTGTCAAATTCATTTAGTGTAAAGTTAGCGTCAATGTAGGCTACAACTTCATCCTTAATAAATTCTACGTTAGCACGTAGGATATCAACTGCTGTCTTATGATCCCAATCTTCTTCATTACTTCTTACTGGAATTGGATAAGTTAGAGCTGGAACTGTGGCTGTTGTTTCTGTTAGTCCGCTAGCACCTGTTCTAGCCTTATCTAAGATATCAATAATGATATCAAATCTTGTGCTAATTTCTTCTTTGGCAGATGGGTTAACAATTCTTGCTAGTGTAATACTCTTAGCTGCCTTCAAACTGGCCACTGTTTGTACTTTTTGTGCTCCAACTACTTCACTAGCATAGGCACGTAGGTAACTGATAGCACTATTAATTGTTTTATAGTTACTGCCAAATACCATATCACTTAGGATAGCATCTAAAATAAGACCTACATCTCTGTAGCACTTTGGCTTATTAAAGCTAAAGTTGTCAAAGAAGCTGTTAGCCATAAACTTAATTGTTTCTGTCTTAATATCTTCTTTAGCTGCTAGCACCGCATCACGGATTGCCTTGTATGTTGTTGGCTGATATGTAACAGTTGGGTAACCTGTTGTGGTTGTACCAAGTGTTAAGTCTGTTGCTGTATTAACACGAGCAAATTGTGTATCACCATCACTGATTGTATACCAATTTTGGTTAATATAGGCCAACATTTCAGCACGGATAAAGTCACGATTAGCTAGTAATAGATCAAAGGCACGCTGCTTGTTAACATCTGAACTGGCAGTTAGACCAATTGGCTGCTTGAGTCTTTGAATACTATCCTCACTATTATCTGGACCTTCTTGTAAAATTTCGTTAATAATGTCAATCAAGTTACCAATAGCAACAACTTCACTACCTGTAGCTGCTGGTAAATCTGTACGCTGTGGTACAGCTGGTTGCCATGGATTTGGAACTGGACTACATGTTAATACATCACGTAGTAGTTCTTTCATATACTTGTAGGCATTTACTGTTTGCTTGATTTGATTTGGTAATACACTCTTTAGTACATTTGATTCTTCATTAAAGTCAAAGTAATAAATGCCTGCTGTAACAGCTTGACGATTACCACCATGTACTAGGTCAAAACAGATACTATCTACAATATAACCTACATCTCTGCTACATTTAACTTTGTCAAAATCAAAGCCAGGATAAGCACGACTTAGATAATTTACTACATCGTTTCTAATCCATTGCTTGTTAGCCTGTAAAATGTCAAATGCTTGATCTAGATATTGATCAGCTAGACGTTTTCCATTTGGCTGAATAAAGTCACTTGTACCAACAATTTCTGTAGCAATTTGTCTTAAGAATACACTAAACAATGCTCCAAGTCTATTAACTTGAGTTTGTGTTGTAGCAACTAGATCAACACCAAGAACTGTTTTAACTTGTTGTTCATTAGCTTGAGTTACTTCAATTGTATCTAAAATAACTACACGCTGACTAAACAACTGGCTACGACCATAAGCATCAATAGTAGCTGGAACTTCTTCACTGCTACGTAGTTCACTTAGACCACTAGCATAGTTATAATATCTCTTAGCAGCATCTAATGTCTGGCTATTACCACCATATACTAAGTCATAACAAATAGCATCAATTGTGTAACCTAGGTCACGAGCACAGGTTGTTTCACTATAACCATAAGCAACTACTTCTGGATATGTTCTATTAATGTACTCAATTACTTCAGCTTTCACGAACTCTTTGTTATATTGTAAGTTCTTAACTAGATTGATTACAGTTTCATCACTATCTTGTTGACTTGGGAACACTAGTTTGTTAGCATCACTACTTGTTGGATTCAAAAGATCTGTAATATAAGCTACACCACCACCATTAGCTTCTGTCTTAAGAGCTGTGGTAATAATTTCAAAATTAGCTTGTACTCTTGCTAGTAGAGTAGCATCTTCCTGTACTAGAGGAACAATTTTATCTCTAGCAAACTTGAAACCTTCAATAGTAGCTGTAGTTTGGCTATCATCAATTGTTAAATTATCTGGAGTAGCTGTCAAATATGTAATAGCTGCCTTAATACTCTTATAGTTTGTACCTAAAATAATATCATCTGCTACAGCATCAATGACTAACTCAACATCTCTCTTACACTTAGATTGAATAAAATTAATGCTAGGATAATTTTTCTTAATAAATGCCACTGTATCATCAGCAATTTGAGCCTTACGATCTAGGATCTGTTCTCTAAGAGTCTTATATTCTGGCTCTGCTGCATCAAGGTCAGGACCAATTACTAGACTTGGACTTACTGGGCCTTCACTGATAATTCTTGAAACAATTTCAAATTCCTCACCAACAATTCTCTTGGCAGTTGCTCTAAGAGCGTCGGTGGTATAACCTAAATTAACTACACTGGCTGAGTTACCTGGACTAAATGCAGCAAGTGTGCCATCTGATGGATTCTCAACCAAACGAGTAGCAGCGATTTGAGCACGTTTAATAGCTGCGGCTGTTTGAGCCTGTTGTTGAATTCCTGTTGTAATACCGTCTTTGGCCCAATAACGTAGACCTGCGAATGTACTTTGAGTAGTACCTTCATACAATAGGTCAAAGGCTAAGCCATCAACGATAAGTCCGTTGTCTCTATCACATGTGGTTTGGTTGTAGTTGGCAAATAATACACCGTCACCAATGTTTGGACGCTTGGCTAAATTCTTAAATGTGATCTGACGACCAGCTGACTTCTTAACAACACCACGATATAATGGATCACTGGCACCACGACTTACAAGACCGTAGTTACCAAATGAGCTGTTTGACAAGTTAACTGAACAGAAACCACCGTTCTCACACATAAAGCTAATGTCACAGCAAATTGTAAAGATGGAAACTAGCTGAGTATTACCTCTGTTCAACATATGGATACCAATACCACCTTGATTATATTGAGTAAACGCATCGCAAACCATTGAGCGTAAGCCAGTTGTCAATGCACCGTCAACACGCATACCTGTACCAGTGGTTGTAATACTTGTAACCGCTTGGGTGTATGGTGATGTCACGATCTCACCAGCACTACCGTCTGGTGGGAAACATACTGCCGCACTTGGGGCAATATGGCCTTTAAAGTTCATCTGGAAAATATAAGCACCGTTGTATACCCAGAAAATATCCTTGGTTGGATTCTTTGGACGTACTGTGGCGTTACGCAAGTTGTCACCAACAATTGACACACGAGCTGGAACACGCAGTGGGTTATCTTCAATATATTCCCCACTCTTTAGAAATACTGTCGTACCAGGAGTCGCCACACTTAAGGCCTTTTTCAGGGTCAAAAAACTTTGACCTAAGGTCTTACCACTGTTGCTGTCGTCTCCACCTTTGCTAACATAAAGTACATTAGGTACTTCACTAGCACCGATCTCAATGATCTTTTGAATAGCAGCGGCACCTGCTGGTTGTTTAATCTCTTGTTTTGTAAAAAGTTTGCCGTCGGCTGTGTTAAGTGCTAATTCGCCAAGGTCAATACTGTCTAGTGATGGTACTTTGCCAGGTATATCACTACGCTTAAATCTAATATTAGTGCTCATCTATTTTCCTTTAAAAGTGAAAAATTTTATACTTTTTATTTACCAAAAAAGCAGAAAATACTGTTAGTACTCCCCGCAATCAATCGTTGTATCAATTAATTGACCACCTTTGATATAACCACCTACGTTTAAATCACGGGTCAGATTAACGTCGCCCTCTACTGCTAATTCTCTCTGTACCTTGACGCTGTCTTCTACTTCCAAACTTTGATTTACTCTTGCAGCACCTTCAACATACAAATGATTGTTTACATCTACTATACCATCAACTCTAAGATTATTGTTTACACTGGTGTCACCTTCACTACTACCAATTTCAATATTTGTAGCCTGACCAGCAAAATTAACTGTCTTAGCAGTTGTGTTGGCTAGGTTAAATGTTTCTGTGCTAACTGTTAAATCACCACCATCAATATTAACATCGCCATCTACGTCTAAGTTATTATTAACATTGGTAATACCTTCACTACTACCAATTTCAATATTTGTTGCTTCCCCGGCAAAATTTACAGACTTAGCTATAGTGTTTGCCAAGTTAAATTCTTCGGTGCTGACTGTTAAGTCACCACCATCTAAGTTTAAATCACCGTCAACATCAAGATTATTGTTGACGTTAGTTACTCCTGAACTACTACCAATCTCAATTATGGTAGCATCACCACCAAAATTAATAGTTTGTGCGTTTTCATTGGCTAGATTAAACTGAGCTGTGCTAACTGTTAAGTCGCCACCATCAATGTTTAAGTCGCCATCAACGTCTAAATTATTGTTGATATTGGTGGTACCTTCACTGCTACCAATTTCAATATTTGTAGCAGCACCACCAAAGTTTATAGTTGTAGCATTGGAATTAGCTAGATTGAAAGTTGCTGTACTAACTGTTAAATCGCCGCCATCTATATTTAGGTCACCATCTACATCTAAATCTTCACCAATATGAAAACTACCATCTACGTTTAAATTTCCATCCACATCAAGATCATTACGTATCTGTGTAGTACCAGATGTAGCTCCTACTACAAGGTTTGTTGCTGCTGTAGCAAAATTTACTGTCTGAGCGGTATCTGGAATTAGATTGAAAACACTGCTAGTAGTTTTTAAATCATCTCCATCAATAACTACATCACCATCTACTTCTAAATTATTATTGATATTAGTAGTACCAGTAGCAGCACCTATTTCAATTGTAGTAGCACTGCCACCAAAGTTAATTGTTGTAGCAGTTGTGTTTAATAGATTAAAAACAGTCTCAGTGGTTGTTAAATCACCGCCCTGTATTTCTAAATCTTTAGTTACTGTTAGATTTTCTGCTACAACTACATCACCTTTTAGAGTTATCAGTGTAGGAAGTCCAACTATACCAGTTAGATCCTGTCTCATTACTGATGAATCTATCTTGAAAGCATAATCAAGACCTTTTGGTCCCACATATCTATAACCAAATACATAGATAACATGACTACTGGTCATGCCAGTTGGTATACTATTACCGTAAAAATGTAAAATACCGGCTTGGTAGTCAAAATACCATTCACCGGCACCTAATATACCATCAGCAAATATCTGTGTACCACCACTTGTACTTGGATCTGTTAGACCACTAGCACCATAATAAACTTTTACTCTATAACTATTTGTTACATTAACAGTATCAAACTCTGGTGGAATCCAATCAGTAAGTCCTGTTTTCCATGTTGGGTACACACTACCACTCATTCTTTGACTAGTAGTATCTGCTGTACATTCTACTCTATTATTTTGTAAATATCCTGTTACAGTTCCTATAGTAGCATTAGCAGTAGCAGGAACCAAATAGGCGTTTAACCATATACTATCACCTCTATTAAGAGCTGGACTGGCTATTGATTCATTGGCAATACTCTTATTGGCAGCGGTGTCGGTTTTAGCTACACCTGCTAGCTTCTTTAATAGTAAATCAACTTTGGTTGCGTCAGTTACGGCCATTATCTAATCCTATTATTGATCGCTCACATCTAAATACAAACTTGTCATTGACTGCCCTTGGTTCAATCTTATTCTTACCCAAATTTCATTATTGGTACTATTTGTACTACTCAGTGTACCAAAACTAACATTAACCTGTCTAGTACCGCTACCTGTTGGTAAATTTCCGCCTAGAGCACAACCACCAGCTAGACTATTATCTATAGCAGTATTCAACCAACTATTAGCATGTCCTGATTTTAAACTAGTGCCATTTGCTCCTGGTAGTGCAGCCCATATACCTGCTATGCCTGAAGGTGTAGTCCAACGTATTCTAAACTTACTAACACCTGTTCTACTAAATCTAAATGTAAAATACTGTGGATTACCTGCTGTTCTAGTACTTAAATTTGGGCCTACTGGCAAATATCCAGTTGAATAATTAGTAACATCATGTCTAAGACTATTTACACCTGTTCCAGTACCAACTACAGTAGCATCAGTGGCTAGCAATGCGCTTGTTTGACTATTGTATAATGTACTACCTGCTGTGAATACTGGTGTGTCTTGACTGGCTACACCTGCATCTGGATTCTCACATCTTGTAGCACCAGTACTACTACCTCCAACAGCAGCATTAAAAAATATATTTGTTTCATCTAAAAATGTTGTACTGCTTGTAGTACCAGTTTTATACAAAACTATGGCATTTAATGCTGGTAAAGCTGAGTTCGCAGTAGTATAACTATTATCAGCTGTATATACTGGCACTGTACTTGGTGTAGTCCAAGCTCCAAAACCTGTAATAATGTTTACTCTGAATGTTTGAGTATTAGGACCTGCTCCTGCTGTAACTACACTAGTAGTAGGCAGGAATGTATATCCTAAATTAGTATAACTTTTATTACCTGCACTAGTCCATGGACCAACAGCACCTGTTGTTAATACATTGGATGATACATTTGGATGTGCTGTCTTACCACCATTCCAAGTTACATCAAAACCAATATCATAAACTGTACTGCTATTATAATGTGGTATACTACTTGAATAGGTCAAGCTTTGTGTATTCAATGTAAATGTTTGATTAGTGAATACTGGAGCAGTTGTTCCACTATTATCATAATACCATATACCTATATTAGAAGTATTATCGCCAATTCCAGTTGTACCTGCATCACTATGAGCTATCTCTACTGTATTCCAACCTGCTGGTACATTTACACCTGTAACTTGTAAATCAACAGTTTCATGGAAACCTGGAGTATCAACTGGGTAGGCTACATTATTTGTAATTACCAAATTAGTGTCATTGGCTGTATATGTATTTTCGTCGTTGACTGTACTAAATTCTAATAAACCTGTTGCTGTAGCAGTTGCTACAAAAGGAGCTCCTGTGGCACCAGTTACAGTATTGTATGCTGACATCTTTAAAACTTTTGAACTAATACTTGTAATAACATAGGTTGCGTTTAGTGCTAGTCCGCCAAATACGCTACCACTACCAGCAATCTTAATCAAATATCCTGGAACTAATACACCGCTACTAGGTTGATTATATTTTACTTCCTGACTACCTAATGTAGTTCCTGTAAAATTAGTTGTAATGACCTGTGTGGTATTTCCATATGTTAGTAACTTACCTACAGCATTGGCTGTATTTCTTCTAACTGTTAATGATCCTCTATTACCAGGACCTGTTCCTGCTATAGTTGTAGTTGAAAAACTATTGACTCTTGCCACATATACAACTGTACCACGAGCTGGAGCTGTAATAGCATTGCCGTTTAATGGTTGGTTGGCAGCTTCTTCATTTATAATTCTTTGTGTTAAACCATTTATAGTAAAAAGTATGCCATTTGGAAAGCTTGGTGGAGCGGAAGGAACCAATAGTGTTAATGTTAAATTCAATTGTGCTACTCCATCAGTTAAACTGGTCTGTGGAGTCATTTCAACAGCTCCATCTAGTATACCATACTCTGGATCACCTAAAAGAATATAATTAGCATTGTCAGTGGCCACATCACCTAATACATTGAGATCATTGTGAATTCTTGTATCATTAATCAACTCGATAAGCCCATTACCGTTTGAAGCTAAAGTTAAATGACCTTGACTGAAAGTATTACTAATTTTAGTATAGTTTTGAGGATTATCTATACCTGTAAATGTTTTAGATGGTAGTGTTCCAGATCCTGGTATACTAGTTTGAGCAAAATTATAAGCGTCCCCACCTTCGGGGCCACCTAATCTCATATCATCTACATAAATTTGGCGCCAAGATTTAGTTAAGCTTCCTAAGTCAAAAGTATCGTCTATATCAGGAAGTATATGACTGTTTACATCAGCATTAAAAACAATATTATCTGTGTCTTGATCACCAAATGTTAAACTACCATCAGCAGTTATGCTTCCTGTAGCATGTAAATTTCCATTAATTAAAACATCGTTATCAACAACGATATTATCTACTGGTGTAGCTGCTCTAATATTTAATGGACCCACTGTGGATCTTATTACATTGTCATTGATCTCAACATCATCAATCTCAGCTCTTCCTGTGAGAACTTCTGTTGATCTTGTTACACCAGTTATATCTAAAGTATAGGCAGGATTAGTATTTTTAATGCCAATCCTATGATTGTCGCTATCACTATCGCTTACCAGCAAATAAAGTAAGTCATTCTCGAATTTCAGATTCACCCCATCACGGAGCAAATTGTCCTTCAAGAGCTGACCCGAAATACGACCAATCGGCATTTACGCTCCCCTATACCCCGTGTTTCACGGTTAACCAAATTCTCATCCCTTACGGGCTCTTTGCTGGTTTACCACAGTATGATAGACCAATCAAGGAAACCTTGACTGTTCAGTTTTATTTATCAGTTTTTGGAAAATGTTAGTCGAATCCGTGAATTACGGTGACATTTTTACCTATGGGTGGTGGCTCGTTAAATTGAAGATACTTACCTGTTGGGTAAGGTGGATTATAGCCCTGAAAATCAGTGCTTTCTACTAGAGTATAATTTGTTCCTGGTAACTGGAATACGTTTTCTACATAGACAAATATACTGCGTTCAGTATAAGGAGGTAAATCTTGAGGCCCAACTAAAGGACCAAAATAAATTTCAATACCATCTACGTAGGTTTGACTGTTATCATAACCTACAATAGGAGGTGGTGTAAATGTTTGCTGTACAATATTGGCAGGTTCTTTAGCACGTAATTGAATCCAAGTACCATTTTTTAATACTTCTAATGCTTCTAAGCTAGTATTATATCTTAATAAACCATTTACATCATAGTTGATAATTGGACGTTGGTTTTCAGGAGTACCTGGTGTAAATTCTGGATCACCAGTTCCGGTTGGTATACGTAATGCCCTTAAAATTACATCAGGATTAGTACTGTCCATAATAATTTGACCATCTGTCCTATAGGTCAATTCTAAACTTTTAGCACTTTGTTTATTCAACTTTAGAGTACGATAGAATTTCATTAAGCTACCCTTACAATACTCATTACAACACTAACATTAGTATTTGTAGCAGCAGCCCAAACACTATCACCATCATCTAAAATAATCTTTTCAGTATCTAAAGCAAATGTATCTAAAGCACTTACTGGTAATGCTTTAATAATTGTATTACTACTAGCTGGGCTTGCTCCACTAGGAACTAGATACACTGTAAGACTAGTGGGATCACTGCTTAAATTACAAAAAAACATACTGGTAATAGCATAGCTAGTACCTGGATAATCATTCCTAAATCCAATACCATTGACTTCAAATATTAAAGTTGCGGTCGTATTCACAGCACCTGAAAGTAATGCCATTTTAAATCCTTAAAATATTAAACCATAAACAAGTGCCTTAGCCGCACTACACAATTCACCACTAGAAAAAATATCACCAACTCCATCTGTAGTTTGACTATGGTAATATATACCAGTACCACCTGCTCCTTGTTCTTCCTTTGTATACAATATACTGTTACCAGTTAAAGGTACAGGTTCAGTATCACCTTGAGCTAATTGTTCTAAATGAATAACCTTTTTAATTTTTACAACACCTGTTTCAGGCATTATTGTTAGGTCTGCGTTTTCTGTTGAAATACCAGCATCAAAATCTGTATCATTAACATATACTTTGACCTTGTTGCCTATACCTGTTGGATCTCCTACTAGTAGACCATTATATCCCATCAAACCAACTTTATTTTCAACTCTTGTATTAATATTAATACCAGTTCCCACTGTGAATAATGTTCCAGTAGTACTGTCACCTACAAATTCATCTTGTGCCTTAGCGCCTGTTTTAGTTGTAAGAAATGTTCCTCCACCTAAGTCAGCATACCTGCTAAATTCTTCAATAATAGCACTACCAGCTTCAGCTCTTACATATTCCCTTATATATTTTATATTAGGAACATCTTCATCATCACCTATTCGTGTATGATATGGAAAACTAGTAGCAGTTGTTCTAATTTGAATTTTTTGATTGAGATCAGGTCCAAGACTAAAAAATAAACTACCTTCAGGATTTTGTACAAACTCAGTTGTAATACCTTGAAATCTATCAAATGTATCTTTTATTACAAATGATCCTTTGTGTGTAACTGTACTTTGAGTATAAATTGGTTCCACATTTTCATCAAATATCATTCTTACAGCTGGTTCAATACCTCGGCGTATTTCTAATCCTGAACTTCTATCACCACTTACTGGCTCAATACCGTTACTCAACGATCCAGGAACGTTGTTTAATACAATAATTCTATCTTCAACATCTAGTGTTTGTACATTTAATTCAGTTCTATTTCCTTCAACAATTAGGTCACCGGTAACAACCACTTGGCCTGTACCTTGACCAGTATCTAACTTGATCTCGGCACCAGGCTCAGTGATTATCTTATAACCACCTTCTTGAATTCGTAAAACTTTACTCATTTTAGTTTATAGGAACTAGTACGATAACATCACCGCTACTATCTTCATGATTACTTAAAAACCATGTGTAAGAATTGCCACTAAAATCAAAAGCTAGACGTCTTGTTAATTTAGCAATACTGATATTACCTGGACTAGTTCCATCGATACTGCCTGTAATTAAAATTTGTCCATCAGCAATAGTATTATCAATTGAGTTTACTAGAACTCCTACTTTCCTTGTAGATCCATCACGAGTAACTACATAAGTTCTGGCACCACGTTGTTTCAAAATGTAGTAGTCACTGTTTGTTGTGCTACCAAATCTTCCTGTTACTTTAATTCCTGAACCACCAACAAATGGTCCAATCACTACAACACCGTTTACATCTTTTTTCAATGGACGACCCATTTTTTTCTCCTTATTGACGTTCTAAGTCTACGCTGCGGGCACAGCATAAATCCTAAGACTATGTATTTACCAATTTTTTAATTTAAAAGACTTGTGTTTCTTAAATGTTCTGGATTTTTTCCATCTGTATGAACAATTGTAGGTGGATGACCTCTTGGACCGTAAATTGCTCCACGTATAGGACTACTGGTCAAATATTCTTCTAACCCATATTCTCTGCCAAAACCTACATAATGAGCATGCGGAGCAGCTTCTCTTAGCCATTTTTCTCTATTGATAATATGAGGATTATTACTGACCATTTTTACCATACTATAAGGAAAAACACTGCCCTCATAATCTACCCAATCCATATCCTGTCCGAAACTAGCATGAACATCTGGATGATTTCCATGTACTTTTCTATTAAATCTTAAATGTAAAATGTCATCTTTACGCATACCATCTACAATTTGATCCAATGTATGTGGAATTCTATCAGCATAAAACTGCCAATCATGTTCTAACATAAACAAAAATTCTGTTTTACTATTAAAAACTGCTAGATGATAACCATGGCTTAGACCACCTACTTCATGATTTACTATAGGGAAAATTTTACTCAGCGCATCTATATACTCAAATGCTTTTTCTTGATTTGGATTCTTATCGCACCACACAGTTACTGGTACATCAACCTTAAAGGTATCTTTAAAACTTTTATAAGTTGTTTCTATATGCCATGTATCTGGAGCGTTAATTGTACTGTTTGTAAAAATATGTAACTCTATATCCATAATGATTCCTAAAAGTTAGCATATTTAATAAAAAAGGCACCATATTAGGTGCCTTTTTAAAAGTAACAAACTCTTGGTTTGCAAAAATCAACTAAACTTGACGTTAGCTGTTGTTAGTGCAACCTTACCCAAGTAGTCTTGAGCATTACCAAGAGAGCTTGCTGTATTTGTTAGTTCTACATAACCATAACGTGTCATAAAGCTTACGACTGGTTCAAATGTAGCTGGATCTAACACAACACCACTGCTCATCAATGGAATGTATGGGCAGTAGAATGCAGCAGCATCACTTTCACTTGTACCTTTGTAACCAACTAGAATATCACTTTGGTCACTGGCATATGTGTTTACATAAATCTTCATTGCGCTGTTTAGTGTACCAACCATCTTTGTATTGGTTGGAGCTTCGAATGTACCTTCTGTAGTACGTGCGAATGCACTAGTTGTAGCACTTTGTAGGATTGTTAAAGCAAATGGACTTACAACTGCCCAGTTAGCAGCACCACGACGTGTGCGTTGAGCAATGATGTTAGCAACACGGTTGATTAGAACTGCTAGAGCAGCATGTTCATCACCAACGAATGTAGCTGTACCACTTACAGTAGCTTGATTAAATGTTTCCTGTGGGCTACCAGCTAGATTATGTAAACTGATTAGAATTTCCTGATCAATTTCAGCTGTAATTTCTTGAGCTAGAGCAGCCATGATCTCAGCTTCTACATCAATACCATGCTGTGCTTGCATGTCTTGTGCAGCCTCAAATGTCCAGCGAGCGCTTAACTTACGAGTTTTCGCTTCAACTGTTTGCTTGAGGATCTGAATGCTCATTTTACGACCAGGTACACCTTCCATTGTAGCTGTACTAGCAGCCTTGCCTGTACTAGCACCTGAGTACTGTTCAGCAATCTTAAATGGACTTAGTGCTTCTTCACCAGCAGTTGCTCCAACATTAGGAGTTCCATCTGGATAGTTCGCACCAGCTGCTACAGTGTCAGCATAACGAACACGTAGAGTATGGATTTGACCAACTGGTCCAGTTAGTGGTTGTACACCAACCAACTCGTTAGCAATAACGGTTGGCATAACACGACGGATCACTGGAAGGATCACGCGGTTTAAAGTTGCGACGTTGCCAGCAGAAGTAGTACCAGCGGAAGCACTTTCTGCGAGATACTTACGAGTATTCTCTAGAGTTACACCCATCACTGATCTTTTTGTGCCTTGGAGGCCTTCGAGTAGAGCCTCTTTTGTCTCCTGCCAACGGTTTGTTAGTAGTTCAGACATTTCTTTCTCCTTAATTAAGTCCAGCTAGGCGACGGATATCAACGATGTTACTATCGGGTTCGCTGCTGTTTGTCTTTGTTGTGGTAACCTTGTTACCTGTAATTTCTTTTGCCTCTACAAGTGCCTGTCTTTTCTTGGTTGTACCAGTACTACCTTCTATAATAGTTGGTAGATACTTATTAAAACTTTCTGTTAGTCGTGTTGTTTGAACGCTCTCTAAAAGTTCACTCATAATTCCCTTTTGTTCAGCGTTCAATGGAGCAAGCAGTTCACTCATAACTTCTTTACGCTTGGCTGCTTCTTTTAGACGACGAATTTCCATTTCTTTGCTTTCTATGACTCTCTGTGCCTTCACTGCTACTGTATTAGCCATCGTAATAGCGGAGTCTTTCTTGTTTATAACCTTGAGCAATTTACTTGTTTCTGATTTCTCATTTAAGTAACTATTCTGGTATTCGTTGCTAAATGCTTCAAATATCTTACGACCAAAGTCTGCTCTGCGGGCTGCTTCAATGTCTTCTTTTAGTTGTACAAGTTCATTGTTTAAACTCTTTACTACAACTTGTTCCACCATTACTGCGGCACGCTTGACAAATTCTTTCTTCATCTTACCTAGCTGTTGACGACCTTCTTTAATTAACTTAACCTTGGTGTTAGCTAGATCCTTCTTATCTGCATAAAATTCTGCAATTTCATTAGCGAGAGCTTCTACCACAAATTCTTCAAGTTTGAAAAATTTATTGGCCATAGACTTTTGGTCTTCGTGTAGCTCTTTGACTTCTTGAGCAAGAGTACGTGTAATAAATTCTTTGAACACTGCACTATCATGCTTCATCTTTAGAGCATACTTGGCTTTGGCTTCAGCTAATTGTTTACGATCTTCTGCGAACTCAACAATTTCAGGTGCTAATTGATCTGCTACCATTCTGTCAATGGCTTCAATCATAACATTACGATCATGCTCATATTTTTGAGCAAATTCTTCTCTTAGTTGTTGTGTTACTTGTTCGCGATTTTCGGCTACACGGGCTTCCCATGCTTCCTCAATTTGAGTTCGAATGTCTTCGCTAATCACATTGTTTTCAAATAAGCTTTTTAAAACATCCAACATGTGATTCTCCTCTTGTTATCGGAGCTTGCCTATTACTGCTAATAGGCTCTCTTTAATGTACTTCTGTGCCTTGGCATCTTTCTTCACTTCCTCCGCTATGCGTAAGGCTCTATAACCACCACGATTATTCATCAAGTGTTCATAGATTGGTGTCGGATAAGCGCCTGGGGCACTGGGTTGAGCTACCACATCCACTGTGATAATCTCAAAATCACTGACCTTGCCAGTACCATCGCCACTGACATTGCCGGATCCTCTACTGCTTACTCCCAACTTTACTCCACTTTCTAACATAGTTCTCACTAGGTTACCCATGGGTGTTGGCAGTATCTTAAACTTGCCATAACCATTTGGACCGTCCATCCACATTTCTGTAATCATATGACTGACACGATCCAAATTGATCTTTAGGTCATCTGGATGATCTACTTCACCGAGAACGCTGTACCCTCCCGAAATTTGATCGTTCAAGGTTTTGACAGCTCTTTCTATCTCTTCGACAGGATATATTCTCTGGTTGGCATTTTTAATACCTCCCTGAATACAAATACCTTTCATATAAAGGTCTTTACCGTTCTCTCCTTGACTTTCGATCACGACACGTGCCTGATCGAAACTCAAGTTTTCTCGTAAGTAGCTCATCTATCTGTGTTTACTTGGCTCTACCTGGTGCGCCATTTAGTGGACTCTTGGTGTTTACACCGCCTACTTGACCTGCTGCGCCGCCTGTTCCTGCTCCCCAAGCTTTACCTTCTGCTTCACCTTTCTTCTCGGCTCCGTGTCCAGGCTCTTTCTTCTTGAACGCTTTCTTACCTGCGTCTGTTTTACCTGGACGATTATGAATCTCGCCTAGACCACTGGTTAAATCTTGTGGTGTTTGGTTAAAGACTCCGTTACCTTGAATCTTACGGCCAGCACCTACTTCAACTGGGGCTGCGCCATTACGATTACCTAGAATATTTTCTGATGTGCCACCCATTCTGTTTGGCTTGGCAATTGGACTTTTAGTGTTTACACCATCGTCACCCATCTTACCCCAAGTATTATAATTACCACCACCTACTTTTTCTACATATTCACGGATAAAATCTTCATCTGTCTTTTCATCATCTGAATCTTCGTCATCCTCATCTTTCTCTTCCATGGCAGCACGGTCTCTTGTATCCTGTTTGATATTAGGATGTTGACCTGGTCTTACTGGTGTTGCACCACCTTGCTGAGTAGGTTGAACAATTAAGTTTTCCTTTTCAGGATCTTCATCATCACCCATGTCGCCCATGTCATCATCACCCATGTCGCCCATGTCGCCACCTTCTTCTCCGCCACCTAATTGTGCTTCAAATTCATCTCTAATAGCATCTAATTCTGCTTCTAGGTCATCTAAACGGTCAGCAAGCTCATCTTCGCCGCCACCGCCCATATCCATGTCCATCTCATCACCACCCATGTCATCTAGGCCACCCATGTCGTCACCTTCATCATCGGCACCAACATCACCTAACATGTCATCTGAGGCATCTCCACCAAAGGCTTCTTCTTCAGGCTGGGGCATCATGCCCATCATTTCTTCTACATCTTCATCATCGCCATCCATACCTTCTTCTTGGCTTTCTTCCTCTTCCTCGAAGTCTTCGGCTAATAAATTCTCGTAAATTTCGCGGCTCTTGGCCACGACTATATCATGAAACAATTCTCGTGCTTTAGCTTCCTCATCGTTAATAAGGTACTCAAGCATCTGTTCGAACTTTGAACGATCTCCCATTTTGTTCTCCTATAGGTAATGAGCTGTCAAGTATTATTTACATATAACTAAAAAAAACGGTGTCTTATAGGCTAAAATCAACGGATTTTTTTCCATTCTGACATTATTTTTCTAAAATCTTCGTATAGTATTTGGTTATAGTTATCATATGACCATTTGGTGTCGAAAAAATTTGGTACAGTAACTCTTGTATATTGTATTTTAGGATTACTTTTTATTACTGTTTCTGTCTGCTTTAACCAATTTCCATAGTAAGTAGACTTATCATTTTTACTTTTATAGTTAAAAGTGTCAGCATATACATTGTTTAATTTGCCATTTAATCCTTCAAAATCAAATCCAAAAATAAAAATATGCTCTGATTCATGTTGGCTAGCTAAATTCAATGCTGTAGGACCACTACTCCAACCTACATTTGGATCTATAAAATGAAAATTTTTATAATCTTTTTTATAGATATTATTGTAAGTATACACTTCATTAAGCAGTTGATATCCTGTTTGATTTATTTCATCAACCATTTTTCTATCAACTGCTATAAGGAAATCTGGCTTAAACTCTCTGTATACAGCATTACAGGCATAGATTAAGCCATATGGTCTAACTTCATTAAAATCTATGTTTAATCGTGTTCTGCCATTGCCGAACACAAAATTTCTTCTCATAATGGTTTACGACGACACATCCAAGCTACACTTTGAAACTCATCACGCATGTAATCTTCTAATTTATTACGATCTATAGTTTCCTGTATATCGGCATCAGTTATTTCACACCAATTCCAGATACGACGGTGAATAGCTTCTTCAAAATATTCTACATTCCTTACATAATCATGTGCCATAACAAAATCACCTGGCTTTAAATAATCTGTAAGTAAATTTACTTCCATTTTCTTTAAACCACCGTCACATAACAATACAGTAGTTCCAGGACGCTGTAAATGTCCTACTATCTCATCTTTGTTACTATCTCTTAAATGCTGATAATCATCTGTAAAAAGATTACAGATTCTTACTAAAATACCTTCATTACTCAGCATACTATACCATCCTTGTGGATGTAATTCATAACTGATCATTTGGTATTCATGTCCGACTTCTTTTAAAATTCTATTAAGAGCAAGACTAGTTGCTCCTTGACCTATACCAATTTCTACAACTGTTGTAGGTTTTACTTCATTAAAAAATTGACGGAACTTATGTTGAAAATTCTTGTGTTGCTGACAGATAAGGCCCTCAATAGGACCATGTTCAAATGGTTGCATAATTATCCTTTATAAATGTTTAAGCGGCAGGCTGTGCAGGCTCAGTGCCATACATTTTTTGGACGAACTCTAATTCTTCTTCCATTTCTAAAATGTGTGATTCCGATGCCTTACGTAAATCATTTATCTGTCTTAAGGTTAGTCTGGTTTTTCTTGTGTCACTACGCTGTAATTCTTCAAGATCTCGTGACGAGTCAAACCTAAAATCATTAGAAATTTTTTGAGTCTCAGGATTAAGATAGAATAGTTCTCGAAGAATCATAGTGTATTTATTACATTGGTGGTGGGGCTACTGGGCTGGCCATTCCTGTTTCTGGGGCTATTCCGCCAGGCATACCTACTGCCATGTCTTCTGGTGCTGCTGTATCACTGGCCATCTCCAAGTCACTGTCAATGCCTGCAGCACTGAGTCCTGCTCCACGTAGTTCACCACTGGCATCTGTTCCTGTAATAGGTGCCATGCCCTTCTCTTGACGCCATAGATTTTCGTTTTCTGCCATCTCTTCTTCGCTTAATCCTAGGAATCTCTTTAAAGCAAAACGCTTACTGATATAGGGAACTGCCTGTATAGTATTAAAGGTGTTGATACGCTGTCCATCCATCTCACTTTGACGATAACTAGCAAAATTAAGAGGAGCTTGAAATTTTATTTCAAATAAACTTGTATCTATGTTTACACCTCTACTATACAAAAAACGCTTAAATTCTTCATCAAATACACTGGTCAAAAGGTTTTGTAACCTCATGCAATAATTATTAAAACGTAGTTCTTGAATGTATGCTGTACCTACACGACCATCGTTATATTGTTGCTGTCCATCATCTGGACCACTAGGCAAGTAACTACTTGGAATACGCAATGCCCTAAACAACTTGTTGGTAAAATATCTTAAATCATCAATTTCGCCAAGATTTGTACCACCTGCCAGTGTTTCTACCTTACTGCCTCTGCCACCTTCAGTCTGTGGGAAGAAGTAATCTTCACCAATGCTCAAAGGATTGTAGGCGCTGTCAATAATGTTCATACCGCCGCCATTCTGACTTGGTATGCGACGTTGATGTATTTCATTTTTTACACGTTCAACAAAGCTCATAGCCATATGACTGGGCATATTTCCCACATCAATATAAAAAATTCTACGTTCTGGAGCACGTTGTATACGATAGATTAAAATAGCATCTTCAAGTAATTCTTTTTGTTTGTACACTTTAAAAACTTGTTCAAGTAAGCTAGTGCCAAATGGATAATTATTATCTAGTCCTTCACTTAAACTCAAATGTACTACATGAGCGGCGTCAATTGCAACTTCATTTTCATTTAAACTAAAGCGATCACCATACTGTGTAGGATAAGCACCTGTAGCTCCTCTGCTAAGTCCGCCACCAGCTATATAATTACTGCCACGATTGTTTGTCTGCTGTGGACTGTTTTGTATCTGAGTAGCTACAAGATTTTTAAAATTAGGATTAAGGTCACGTATAACATATTGTTCTGGTTTCTTTCCATCACTTTCATTGACTATTATCTTAGTCATCTTACTAGGATCAATAAAAAACCATTTTTGTGTTTCAGGATCACGAATAAAAAAACTGTCACCAAATTTAAAAGTATTTCGTACCATTCTAAAAAATCTAGTGTCAAATTGTTGTAGTTTAAACCATTGCTGTAGGTATTCACGTAGCACACGAATTTCACTATTTGTAGCACGATCTTTAAAACTTAGACTAAATGTTGTATTATTTTCTTTATTTTTTTGTGTACAAAATTCTGCTAAAATATCTAGCGCAGCATTAACTTCTGGATCCATATCCATAGTATCATACTGCATGTATCTTTCAATACGATTAGGAGTACCAACATAGATATCAGGTAAAAAACTGCTATAATTACTGCGTGCTGGTCCTGGTCTATTTCCGCTATTGAATCCAGAAATAGGACTGAAAGCATTTTGATTGCTAGTATCTACAGGGTTAAAATATCTACGCCAACTCATATGTGTGCCTTATTTTACAAATAAATTACCACTCAAGGCACTCTTGGTAGCATTAACTTGATTCTTACTGGATTCTTCAACTTTACTTGATAATTTATTCACGCTTGTATTTAATGTTTCTAAAGCCTTGACAACATCATCTAGAGTCTTGTTGCTGGTCTTAGCACCACCGGCTGCTGCTTGTTGTTTGTCCTTACCTGCTTCACCTTTACTACCACTTCCATCTTTGCTCTTATCAGCTTCTTTTTCTTGTTTAGCCTTATTATCCTTTTCTGGATCTTTAGCCAACTTTTGTTGATGTCTACTTACCATAGGCATGCCATTAGCATCTAGCTGAAAAGCATCCAAGGCAGGCATAGTCTTTTTATCATCTTTAGGAGTATTAGGTGATGCTGCGCTTGATGGAGCTACATCTAAACCATGATTAACTTCCATCGGTTTAAACATAGTTTGAGGCATAACCTGTTGAGCATCTTTAAATGCTTGAGCTACATAGTCCATGCCTGCTACGCTAGCATCACCTGGACCACCATAAGCATCAAACCCTGCCACACTTTCATCACCAGGATCTACTCCACCTATTAGATCGTTGCCTTTGCCATATTCATCTTCCTCAAAACTACGATCCAGTTCACCTCCAATAGCATCCCCACCTTCACCATATTCATCTTCATCAAAACCTGATATACTACCTTGTACACTTTCTAAAACATCTGATCCTGCTATGGTATTTTGTAACTCAGCAGCCATCTCATCTGCTTCCATTGTCATATCACCAAGAGCTCTAGTGCTTGTTTCTGGTAAAACCTTTGTCATTTCTTCTACATCATCAGCCATACTATCAAACTGTTGACCTACATTATCTTTAAGCCCTTGCACTGATTCAAGAACATCACTACTGGCCAGAGTATTGGCCATTTCAGCAGCCATCTCATCTGCTTCCATGGTCATGTCACTAAAGGCTTTGCCTGTAGTTTCTGGTAATACTTTACTGAGTTCTTCTACATCATCAGCCATAGTATCATAGGCACTGACCATATTATCAGCAGATTTTTCAACTACTTTATCTAGCTTATCTAACTTTCCTTGTACTTTTGCTATATGTTCTTCTTTGATCTGCAGCTGCTCATCAACTTCTTCACGTTGCTTTTTAAGATTTTCTAATTTAAATTTTTCTAATCCAGTCAGTTGTTCAGTTTGTGATTTGGTCTCTAGAGTCAATATATCCTTGTTGAGTTCCTCTTTAACTCCTGTTAGCATAGCCTGCTGATTTTTTTCTCTTTCTAACTCTTCTAATTTAGACTTCTTATAATCTTCATCACTGACCTGTGTTAAAGCTTTGGCCTGTTCTAACTGTTTTGTTTTTGATAATGTTACTCCAGCTAATTCTTCTTCACTAAACTTTCTAACAACTTCCGTAGTTCCTTGTTTTATACTTTCTAAACGAGCAGCATTTACCTTTTCAAAATCATAGCCTTGATCTTCCACTTTACGCTTGATGTCATCAACTTCTTTTAGAGCCTGTAAATTTTTCTGTGCGTTACCTCGTTGCTCTACAAATATTTTTTCCTCGGCTTCTAATCTCTTATATTCTTCATCATTTTTAGCATCAGCAGCCCTACCTTCATCCTCATATCTCTTTTCTATTTCTATAAGTCGCTTATCTCTATCACTAACTTCTTTTTGTGCTAGGTCATATTCTTCTTGATATTTTTTCTTTTTCTCTTCTCTTTCTTTTTCACTTAAACTTAAGGCATCGTTCAGAGCACCTTTATCAACTGCGCCTAGTCCACGCATATTACTGCTGGCTTGAGTAATTTGATTATCCAGTAAAAACTCAGCAGAACTCTTTGTAGTCATTGATGGACCTGATACTTTAGCAGTTGGTGCTGTGGCATCAACTTGTCTCTGTGCTTCACTCATCTGTATACCACTAGACTTGGCCATATCTTCAATACTCTTAGTATCTAAAGTGACTGTACTTCCGCCTGCTCCCATGGTGTCTGTTAATTTTTTTATAGCTTCTTCAGTCTTTTTGGCAGTATCATCTAACTGCTTCATAGCAGCCTGACCTTCTTGACTATTTGGATCTACATCACGACCATTCACTGTAAGTTTAGTAGTTGATGTTTGTGTAGTCTTGGGTTCAACGCTGGCCTTATCCATAGCGTTATCTACTGCCCTTACACTGGCCTGTGTAGCTTTTGGTTTTTCTTCTTTTGCTGTGTCTGTAGTTTTTTTATCATCTGCTTTGGTAGTGGCCTTTTTATCATCTGCTTTAGATTCTTGTTTAGGACTCGCAGCCACTTGAGTTCCAGCTGTAGCTTGTTGTTTAACTTCTACCTTGCCCATATTTTTGGGCCAGTTAGTAACTTCTACCTTGCTTGTTGTTGTTACTATATCCTTTGCTATTTTTTCGAGATTAACACCACCAGCACCAGAACTAGTTTGTTTCATTCCTGTAACCATTTCTCTAAGCAGAGATTCCATACCTTGTGTTTGACTACCTTTCATCAGACTCTTCATTTGAGTCTCAGTCATTACACTTTCACCTTTTTGTACTTTGGTCACAATATCTTTTGGTTCAAACATCATGCCAGTAAGACCTAATGTTCCGCTATCTCGTTTTTCCTTCTGAGCATCAGGACCAGTATTAGTAGATTCAGCAGCTTTGGCCTTATTTCTACCCAAAACTTCATTAATTGCGTTTATTTCTTTACCTAGGTTTTCAGCAAATGTACCAGCAGCACTTAGCCCTTTGTCAGCTAATTTTACACCAGTACCCATTAACTCTGTAGCTGGTTTTACAAAATTGTCTACAATAGGTTTAGCTGCCCTTTCATAGGCATCCCTGTATCCAAAGACAACATCTTTGCCTTCTTTTTGAGCTTGAATTGCTTCATTCCTTTTAGCAGCTATATCTTCAGGAGTTGTCTTTGGTGCTACTCCTCCACTTCTTCGGTTGCTGGCATCCATCATTTCCTTGCCAAGTCCTTGATTAGGATCTGTCATGGTTGACCTGACTTGTCTAGTAAGAGCAGCTTCTGCATCCTTTAATCTATCTGCTGTTCTTACCATGAGACTGGTTAATGGATCTCTTGCTTCCTGTTCTTTCTTTACTGACTCACGCATGGTGCCTAAAGCTCCAGCTACTTCCCCAGCCTTATCACCTAAATTAACTATTTGAGTTCCAGTTCCTTGTAATTGATTTTTAACACCATCATATAAAGGTTGTGTGGCAGTCATTGAATCACCTACAACCCCAGCTACCTTTGTATTGTGTATAATTAAATCTTGATAGGCTTTGTTATCCTGTATGGCTATGGCTTCTGCTTGTGCTCTTCTGCGTTCTCTTTCTGCTTCAGCAAAATCTCTTTCCTTTATCAGCTGAGTACTCTTTATCATAGATTGAGCAGCTTCACCATGTGTAGCCACATACTGCCTACTGGCCTGTGTCTGTAATGTTCCACTGGTAGCTATTTCTTTGGCCGCATTAGCTGCTGCTGGACCCATTGTGTTTTTAACTTCTTCAATGTGTGCCATAACCTGTTTTCTATAAGCATCAGCATCTTCCTTGCTCATGCCAGCAGTCTGTTGTCTTAGAGCAGCTTCTAACTTCATATCACGCTGCTGCTCTTTCATGGACTCCATTTGCTCTTTACGAGTTTTACCAGTTAGCTTACTGATTTCATCCATCTGATAAGCTAGTTCAGCAGCTGATTTAAGACTACGAGTTCTTCCTTCTTCAGTAGTCTCCATGTTACTCTTGCTGATACCAACTTGTAGGGCCAATACTTCATTGAGCTCTTTGCCTGTATATCCCATTTGTTTGAGATTTTCAGCAAATCCACTGTCATAAAAACTTCTACTTAACTTGGCAAACTCTTTAGATCCTTCTGCTACAGTTCCGCCTAGTCCAGCAAAACTTTTATTATTTTTCTCAAGTATTTCGTAGAAATCTTCTAAACTAACACGACTTTCAGCAGCCGCAATCTTCATAGCATTTAGACTATTACCAAAACTACTGCCAATATTTGTAAATTTTTCTAAGTCCTGGGTATTATTACCTACTATTTCACTGAATTTTCTTAGAGCAACTGTGGCTGAATTGACTGCTCCATCTGCTAGCTCATTGAACTTGCCATCTACTTTTTGAGTACCAGCAGCTAATTTTTTAAATTGTTCAATAAGACTCTTACTTTCTTTTTCACCATCAGCCATTATTTTTGTCCTTAAATATGCTAATATAAATAGCTTATAATATTTATCGGAGTTTTCAAGTTGAATAATCCTCTCCAAAAATTCTTTAGGCAACCTAAGATATACATTAGTTTGCCCAGTAAAGGATTGTACTATCCTAAAGGAACATTAAACGGTGATCACAGTAATGCGCCTATTTTTAGTATGACTGGTATGGATGAAATATTATTCAAAACTCCTGATGCTCTTTTTAACGGTGAAAGCACTACCAAAGTAATTGAAAGTTGTTGTCCATATATCATAGACGGAAAAAGTATCCCAAGTTTGGATATTGATGTATTATTGATTGGAATAAGAATAGCTACTTATGGTGAAAATTTAGAAATTGAAAATATTTGCGTAAAATGTAGTCATGAAAATGCCTATGACATTAATTTACAGAACATATTAGAATATTTTAACAATCAAAATTTTACAAATGTTATTGATTTTGGTGAACTCAAAATAAAAATTAGACCTCTGAACTATCAAGAAATTACAGAATTTAATGTAGAAAACTTCAAACTACAAAAAATGTTATATCAACTTAATAGAAATAATGCTGACGAGGCTGCTGATCAGGTTGAAGTTAGAAGACTACAAAATGAAATATATCAAAAAATTGCTGAAATACAGGTAAGTCTTTTTATTCAAAGTATTGAAAGTGTAGATTATGATGGTACCAGCGTTACAGACAAAGAACTTATTACTGAATGGATCACTAATTCAGAAAAGTCATTTTTTCAACGTATCAAAGAACAATTAGAACGCAATAAAGAACAGTGGTCTATGCCCAAACAACATGTAGCCTGTGAAAACTGCGGCCATGAAACAGACATTGAAGTTAGTTTGGATCCATCAAATTTTTTCGGAAAAAATTAATTTATATCTCGGACTCTGAGTTATTAAACTATCTCAAGAGCATGAATGACTATGTTAAAGACATTAAGGATTCAATATTTAGAATCAGTTGGTACATGCGTGGAGGTGTAAGTAGTCACGATCTATTTCATGTATATGGACCAGAAGATCGTAAAATAATTGATAATATAATTAAAGAAAATATAGAAACTACTAAGAGTAGTGGACTTGCTATTATTTAGATGAGTCTTTTTTAGCAGGACCTATCTTATGACCTGCATCCCACCCTTTATCATCTATAGGTGACCATTTTTCATCATCATAGGCTCCTGTAGCAGTCTTGGCTGCTGTTTTAACTACGGCAGCACCTACCACGAATAGACTAATTAACATTTCAGCACCTTTGTTGGCAATCTCACCTACATCAGTTAACAATCCACCAAAAACATGTGCTAATCCTGCCTTAGCCTTGTCATTATTCATAAACATAGCAAGAGCACCTGCTTCACCAATACGTGCTAGAATACCAGACCATAGTCTAACTGCTTCTCTAGCTTTAGGACTTGCTGAAGTATAACTTAATAATTTAGTTACACCTTTACCAGTAAGTTTAAGTCCAGTACCAATAAATTTGGCTGCTAGGAATCCCATTACAAACTCACCAGTTAACTTGTTTAGATCTTCTTGATATGTAGGACTATTTGGGTCTAAGGCATCACGAGCCATTAGATAATCATGAAATCCTTCAGCCAATAATAAACTATTAGTTAATACAAGTCCTAAATTTGCTACTTTATCTTTAGCAGCATTAGCTACAGCTAAGTTTTTAGTTACGGCATCATTGTGAGCCTTTAAACCTTTTCTTTGAATAGATTTTTGTATTTGTGCTATACGTTGCTGTCCTAGCCAACTATTTTTACTAACACCTAATTTACTCAACATACTACGACCAAATTGTACTTGAGCCATTCTAGCAGTTCGTGTTGCACTAGCTACTCTAGGAACTACAGCTCTTCCCACAGCAGGAGCTACTTGAGCACCTCTCATTAAGCCCATACCGGCCCGAGCCGCTAAGCCTAAAGCAGGCATTATAAAAGGAGCAAATTCATTAAGTTCTTCCTCAGTGACTAAGTCTTTAAGTTTCATCTTTTATTTAGTTTGGAGAGTGAAGCTACGCTCACTCTTTTTTAGGACTTGTCGTCCTAAAAACTTTTTTCTTCTTTTGTTTTTTTAATATTATGCAGATTGTGACGTCACACTTCGCCCACACAGGGCGAAGAACATTATGCGAGTTGCTTAGTCATTAGCGTTAGTGCATTACAGAGGCGGTTGTCCGGTACCTCGAGCACAGTCTTCATACAACGGCGGCTTTACAAATATACGCTAACATATTTGTAAAACGTGCTGAAAATCAGCGTCTTTTGGCCTTTATTCTATTCAAACAGCCAAATCACGGCAGTTAAGTGATCGTCATCCTTGCGGGTAGTGGCTGAGTACTTACTACGGCGGTAAGATTTCCGTCCCTGCGATACATTTGTCCAGGTTTAGGGCGTATGAATAATTTGGCCTACGCCAGCCTAACCGTTTAAAATTTTGCCTTTGATATGACTACCATGTACACGAACACT